TGTTCTACCCGGTGCAGGACACCCGCAAGTTCGACTGGCCGCCCCGCACCGGGGCCACCCCGTGGATCCTGCGCCTCGACGCAAACGAGTTGATCTCCGTCACCTCCCTCACCTCCGGAGGCGTCTCGATCGCCCCCGGGGACTTTCTCCTGCGGCGCGCCGACGACAAGTCCGAGCCCCCGTACACGCGCATCGAAGTCAACCTCGGCTCCAACGCGTCGTTCAGCGGGGGACGCACCTACCAGCAGGACATCACCGTCACCGGGCTGTTCGGCTACCGCAACGACGAGACAGCGGCCGGCACGTTGGCTGCGCAGGTCGCGTCCGCGGGCGCGACGACCATCACGGTTGACGGGCCCGCGTCTGCGGCGCTCGGTATCGGCTCGCTGCTGCGGATCGACAACGAGCGGATGATCGTCACCGGCCGCGCGCAGCTGGACACCGGGCAGGGCTTCGGCGACTCGATGACCGCGACCAGCAATGACGTATCCATCGGCGCAGCGAACGGCGCCGCTTACGCGGTCGGCGAGACCATCCTCCGCGACTCCGAGCGGATGCTCATCGTCGACATCGCGGGCAACCTCCTCACGGTGACCCGCGCCTGGGACGGCACTGTCCTCGCCGCGCACACCGACTCGGCGATCTACGCGCCCCGGATCCTCACCGTGGTCCGCGGTGCGCTCGGTACGACGGCCGCCGTTCACAGCAACGGGGCGAGCGTCGCCCGCTGCGACCCGCCCGGCAGCGTCCGACAGCTGTGCATCGCAGAGGCCCTCACCGATCTGTTGCAGGGCCGCTCCGGGTACGCCCGGACCGCCGGGTCTGGGGACAACGAGCGCGAGACCAGCGGCAAGGGCCTCGCGGATCTGCGGGCCCGCGTCAAAACCAGCCATGGCCGCAAGGCCCGAGTTCGGAGCGTGTGACCATGCTCCTCGACGTCTCCAGCAGCAGCCGCGGCCCCCTCTTCGACGGACGGGCCCGCGCCGCCGCGAACGCCTACGTCAACAGGCTGGAACGCGACCTCGCCGAAGAGGGCCTCAACATCCTCCGCGGCGAAATGCACCGCGTGTTCCGCAACCCGACCGGCTACTACGAGTCCCGCTGCCAGGTCATCGAAGGCCACAAGATCTCCGACTCCCGTGTGGTGTACGGGCCGTGGCTCGCCGGCATTGGCTCCCGGAACTACCCGGTGACCAAGTTCAAGGGCTACGACCACTGGCTTGTCACCCGGGACAAGCTCAACGCGCGCAAGGTCGGTATCGGTGAGCGGCTCCTGCGCCGGTACACGGGCAGGATGTGATCGCCGTGGCCCTCGATCTCCTCGCCTACCGCAACGCGGCCATGTCCCACGCTCAGACCCTCGGCCTGTTCACGCAGGTCCTCGGCCACGAGCCGGTGTCCGCGCCCGGGTCCGGGCTGATCTACGCGCTGTGGGTCACGGACGTCGCACCGATCCCGGACCGCTCCGGCTTGAACAGCGTCTCGGTGCGGCTGGAACTGACCGGCCGGGTGTTCATGCCCGCGGACAGCGATCCCCAGGACGACGTCGACATCGCGGTCACGGGCGCGGTCGACGGGCTGATGGGCGCCTACTCCGGGGACTTCGAGCTCGGCGGCACGGTCGCGAACGTCGACCTGCTCGGCATGCACGGGGCCGGGCTGCGGGCGCGGTTCGGGTTCACGCGCTTCGACAGCACGACTTACCGGGTGGCCACGCTCACCGTGCCCCTGATCATCAACGACGTCTGGAATGAGGTGGCATAGGTGGCGAAAACCTCGGGGCTCGGGGATGCGCTCTACATCGGGGGCAACGACCTCAGCGGCGACTTCACCGCGATCGGCAACGTCGGCGGCGGCCCATCACCGCTCACGACCACGGGCATCGACAAGGGCGCGATGGAGCGGATCGGCGGCGTGCGTGACGGCCGGCTGGAGGCGACCGCGTGGTTCAACCCGACGCTGTCCCACCCCGTGCTGTCGGCGCTCCCGACGGCGGACGTGACCGCGATGTACTGCCGCGGTACGACGCTCGGCAGTCCGGCCGCGAACATCGTCGGCAAGCAGGTCAACTACGACGGGCAGCGCGGCCAGGACGGTAGCTTCCCGTTCGCGGTGTCCATGCAGGCCAACGGCTTCGGCGTGGAGTGGGGCTATCTCCTCACCGCGGGCAAGCGGGTTGACGTCGCCGCGACGAACGGGACGGGCGTGGACTTCGGTCTCGGTAGCCCGCCGCTGTTCAACGGGCAGGGCCTGTTCGGGGCGCAGGCCTACTTGCAGGTGTTCGCGTTCACCGGCACCGACGTCACGGTGAAGGTGCAGGACTCGGCGGACAACGTCAGCTTTGCGGACGTCACGGGGATGACGTTCACCGCGGTCACTGCCGCGCCCGGAGTGCAGCGGATCGCGACCGCCTCCAACCAGACGGTGCGCCGCTACCTCCGCGCCGTCACAACGACCACTGGCGGGTTCACCTCGGCGACGTTCGCGGTGGCCGTGGCCCGCAACGACGTCTCGACGGTCTTCTAGGGAGGTGAGTTTCTGATGCGTATCGAACCGAACATGCCAGCCCACCTCTACCAGACGTACTCCATCACCGCGCCGATGGATACCACGGTCGTCGCCGCATGCGAGCAGGTCGCCTGTCCAGCGTGGACGCGCGGCTGGGACTCCGTCATCGACGAGCGGACCGAGCTCGGCAAGCAGCAGGCCCACTACATCCGCACTCAGTCCGGGCGCACGTTCCGGGAGATGAAGACGGACGCCGGGCTGACCGTGTTCCGCTTCGAGGCGCACCAGCGGTGTTTCGAGGAGCACCGCACTCGCCCGGAGATCTACCTCGTCCGCGATGGCGACCACCGGGGTAACCCGACCGGTCGGCGGCGGCAGCACACGCGCCCAGCGGACTGGGTGGAGGACATGGCCGAGAACCAGGGCCACCTCATCGACCTGAAGCAGAAGGGATAACCCACCATGGCGAAGACGAGTGGCCTCGGCTGGAGCGTGTGCTCCGTGGACGATGCAGCGGGCGTCGTCCGCACGATCATCAACGACGTCACGAACTTGCAGTTCGCGACGCCTCGCGCCGTGCAGGACATCACGGGCATCGACAAGTCCGCGATCGAGCGGCTCCTGCTCCTCGCGGATTTCAGCATCACGCTCAACGTGGTGGCGAACTTCGCGGCGAACCAGGCCCACGACGTGTTCAAGACCGTCCCCAGCACCTCCGTCGCCCGGACCACGACGCTCACCGTCGCCGGCAAGACCCTCGCGAACGAGGTCCTGTACACGGACTACCCGTTGCAGAGGTCCGCGTCCGGAGAGCTCACCGCGTCGGTGCCTGGAGTCCTCGCGGACGGCACCGTACCAACCTGGGCATAGCGGTCAACTCGGACACACTTTGAAAGGCGGTGCGGCCGTGGGCTACAAGACCAAGGTCAAGACCTACACGATCAACTTCGCCCCGGGCCACGAGCACCACGGGGCCGAAGCCAAGGTCCGCGGCATGTCTCTCGGCGAGTACATGGAAGCGACCGGACTCGACGGAGGCGACGGCGACGGCAACGCCGGAAGCCTGAAGAACTTCATCAGCCACCTCGTCAGCTGGAACCTCGAAGACGAGGACACCGGGCAGCCGCTCCCGCCCACCGAGAAGGGCGTGCTGTCCGTGGACCACGACCTGATCGTGGCCATGAACAACGCGTGGATCCAGACCCTCACGGGGGTCCACAACGCCGACCCTTTGCCCGAGAGCTCGACCTCTGGCGAACCGTCCCTGGCGCCGTCGATTCCGATGGAACCCCTGTCCGAGAGCCTCGCGAGCTGAAACGGGCGCGGTGGGTGCTCGGACTGTGCGACCGGTTCAAGTGCCTGCCCAGCCAGCTGTACGAGGAGGACACGGATCTACTGCGCCTGATCGCGATCGAGCGGCTCGGCACGGCACCTGAGGAGCCAGGAGGGGAGGTGGGCAATGTCTGATGACGTGACGATCACAGTGCGGGTCGACGACCGCACAGCGGCCGGGTTCCGTGACGTCGACGGGCGACTCCGCGACATGCGCGGCAGGTACGCGACGGCGGCCGGGGACGTGCAGCGGTCGTCGTCGAAGGCCGATAAGGCCATGGTCGACATGCGGGCGACGATGTTGTCCCTCGCCCCGGCCGTGGTCCCGGTCGCTGCCTCCCTCGCCCCGGTCGCCTTGCATGCGGGCGCGGCGGGGCTGGCGGTCGCTGCGTTCGGTGCTGCGGTGATTCCGCAGATCGGGAATCTGAAGGACGCGGCGGGCGCGCAGGACAAGTACACGGCTGCGGTCACGAAGTACGGGGCGCAGTCGAAGCAGGCCATGGCGGCGCAGCGGTTCGTTGCGGACTCGTTGTCGTCGATGCCTGCGGCGACGCAGCGGGCGTCTGCCGCGTACTCGAATCTGCGGGACACGTTCCACGCGTTTTCCGACAGCAACGCGAAGTTCACGATGGCTCCGGTCGAGAAGTCGTTCGCGGTGTTGGGGCAGATCATTCCGAAGCTCACCCCGATGGCTCGTGGTGCGTCGACGCAGTTGGGCCGGCTGGTGACGGTCGCGGGCGGCGCGGTCAACACGTCCGGGTTCAACGCGCTGTCGTCGAAGGTGTCGGACTTCGCGAACAAGAGCCTGAAGAACGCCACCGATGGCGCGATTCACTTCATGCGGGTCATGTCGGAGGGGAAATCCTCCGGCCCGATCGCTAGCTTCTTCGCCTACGCCAAAGCGCAGGGCCCGGCGGTCAAGGAACTGCTGACGAACGTCGCCAAGGCCGTCTCCAACCTGCTTCAGGGCGCGTCGCAGGCTGGCCCGGGGATGCTGTCCTTGGTCAACGCGTTCGCGAAACTGGTCGCTGCGGTGCCTCCGTCGCTGATCGCCAACTTGATGCAGGTGTACGCGGCGTTCAAGTTGATCAAGTTGGCGGGTGCGGGGATCGGCGTGGCAGCGGAGGGCATCGCCTCCCTCCGGACGGCTATCACGGGGCTGACTGCGGCGTCGGCTGCGGCGGGCGGCGGGATGGCGGGCCTGCGGGCCGCGTTCATGTCGCTGGGCACCGCAGCGAAGGCGGGCGTGATCGTCGCGGGGATCGCCGCGGTCGCGGTGGTGTTCTCGAAGCTGTCGGACATGGGGAAGAAAGCTCCGCCGGACGTCGACAAGATGACTACGGCGCTCGGCAATCTTGCCCGTACAGGCAAGGTGTCCGGGGAGGCCGCACGTTCGTATGGCAAGGATCTGAGCGGTCTCGGCGACTCGCTGCGCACGCTGGCGCGCCCGTCGAACTTGGACAAGACGCAGCAGTTCCTCACCTCGCTGGTCGGTATGGACTCGACCCCGGTGAAGAAGGCGAAGGAAGATTTCGACGGCATCGACAAGGCTCTGGCCAACATGGTCAAGGGCGGCAAGGCCGATATGGCCAAGCAGGCTCTTGAGGACACGATCAAGAGCCTGAAGAAGCAGGGGTTCACCTCGAAGGAGGTGACGTCTCAGCTCGACGACTACAAGAGCGCGCTGGCGGATCAGGCGCTGGAGCAGAAGCTGGCCGCCGAGTCGCAGGGCCTGTTCGGGCAGGCGGCTCAGGACACGGCCGCGAAGCTCGACTCGCAGAAAGCATCGGCCGACGGGCTGCGCGGCGCGATCCAGGCCCTCAACGATGTCCAGCGCCAGGGCCTCGGCGGGATGATCGGTTTCGAGTCGGCGATCGACGCGGCATCGAAGGCCGCGAAGGACAACGCGGGCGCCCTCACGATGAATCACGGGGTCCTCGACCTCAACAGCGAGAAGGCCAGGAACGCGGCCAGCGCTTTGCAGGACCTCGCGGACAAGACCGACGGCGCGGCCACGTCCGCGCGGGAGTCTGGCTCGTCGTGGGAGACCGTCAACGGGATCTATTCCCGGGGCCGGTCCGAGCTGGTCAAGTCGGCGCGGGCCATGGGCTTGACCAAGGCGGAGGCTGGCCAACTCGCCGACAAGATCCTGAGCATCCCGGACAAGAAGTCCACCAAGCTGGAGATGCGGACCGAGGATGCCGTGAGCGGCCTCGACTCGGTGCTGTCCGCGTTGAAGAAGACTCCGAACGCGAAGAGCGTCAAGGTCAGCGCGCTCACGGACGATGCCGTGTCGATGCTGCGCAGCTTGGGGCTGAAGGTCACCCGTCTGAAGGACGGCCGTTTCTCGGTCACGGCGAACGGGAAGCCCGCGAAGTCCGCGATCGACGCGGTGCAGCGGGCCCGTGACGGCCTGAAGGACAAGACGATCACCCTGTCGGCGCGGGACCGGGCCAGCGCCGCGGCACACGCGATCCAGGCGGCAATCAACGCGCTGCGGTCGAAGACAGTCACGATCACGACGGTGCGGGAGCAGATCTCCAAGTACTCCACCATCGGCCGGCCCGCGCAGGGCCAGGGCGGGGTGTCGAAGTTCGCGACCGGCGGCCACATCACGGGCGGCTCCGGTGTCGAGGACGATGTGCCGCTGCTGGCGATGGGCGGGGAGTTCATCGTCAACAAGCAGCAGACGGCCAAGTACCGCTCGATGCTGGAGGCGATCAACGAAGACAGGGTGCCGCACTTCGCGAAGGGCGGCGTCACCGCGGCGGAGAAGAGCGCCCGCGCCGGGCTGTCCGGGCAGTTCGGCATCAGCCACTTCGGCCGGATGGCCGGCTACCACACGACTCCGTTCGAGCGGTCCCTCGGTAGCCCTGCTGATCTGGGCAGTCTGACGCAGGCGTTGAACGAGGCAGCGAGCCAGATCAGGAGCGCGTTCCATGGCCGTACCGAGGCACGCTTGGAGAAGGAACTCGACTCGGTCGGCAAGTCTTTGATCCGGTACGACAAGAGCCTGTACAGCGTCACCCGCAGCCTCGACGGCGCGAAGACGAAACTCGACGGGCTGAAGAACAGTGCGTCGCAGTTGTCCGACAGCGTGAAGTCGGGTGTTCTGTCGTCGTCGAGCATCACCCAGGGCGTCTCTTCCGGGAGCACCGTCACCGTCGCTTCCCTCATGGGCGGCCTCACCCAATCCCGGGACAAGGACAGCGCGTTCGCGGACGCGCTGAAGGGCCTGAAGGGCAAAGGCCTGTCGAAGGACCTGATCCAGCAGATCGCCGAGGCTGGCGTCAACGGCGGCGGCCTGGAGACCGCGGGCGCCCTGCTGGGGGCTTCGGGGTCGGAGATCTCGTCGATCAACAGCCTTCAGGGGCAGATCGCGAAGGCCGCGGGGTCTGCGGGGAAGACGACCGCGGACGCGGTGTACGGGGCTGCGATCAAGGCGCAGCAGAAGCTCGTCAACTCGCTGACCAAGCAGCAGGACAAGTTGGAAAAAGCCATGAGCAATCTCGCGAAGGTCATGGAACGGGCCCTCGCGAAGGCAGCCAAGGGCAAAGCTGCGGGCGGCATCGTCGGCGCCGCTGCGTCGGGTGGCCTGCGCGGCGGGTTGACGTGGGTGGGCGAGCACGAACCCGAGCTCCTCGATCTCCCGGTCGGCTCGCGGGTGTGGTCCGGTCCGGACTCGCGACGCATGGCCGGCGGAGGTGGCGGAGTGGTGCGGGTGGAGTTGGAGATCCGCTCCAGCGGCTCGTCCCGCTACGACGAGTTCTTGGCCCGGGAGTTGCGCCAGTTCGTCCGCGTCCGCGGCGGCAACGTACAAGTCGCCCTCATGGGTCGTCCGTAAGAGGAGAGAGATGCATCGCTACAAGTGCTTCAACGGCCCTATGCCGACTACCGCCGCACAGCAGAAGGTGACGACGGGCACGGCGATCAAGACCATGCTTCAGATCGCCACCCCGAGCAACAGGCAGATTCAGCTGATCTCGTGGGGGTTCACCCTCGACGGGGTGCCCGGGTCGGCCGGGCAGGTCGAACTGATTCAGACCGATGTTGCCGCGACCGTCACGGCTCACGTCGCGTCCGGTGTGCAGCCCCTCGACCCGAACGCTCCCGCGTCGCTGATGACGCTATCCACCACGGGCACGGGCTACACGGCGAGCGCCGAGGGCAGCACCCTCGCGACCCGCACGTTCGACGTCAACCTCGTCCCGCCGACCGCTGGCGCGACGGACATCAACTACTTCTACCAGTGGATGCCCGACGAAAGGCCGATCATCGCCGTCAGCCGGTTCCTCCGCGTGCGGGCCACGTTCGGCGCCGCGGTGAACGCAACCTGCTTTGTAGTTTGGGATGAGTGAGGGGTAGCGGATGCCGGGAGGTGTTGCAGCGCACGTGATGGGCTGGCAGCGTCGCATGGGCGGCGCTGCGGGTCCCCTTGGCGCGTCCGGGGAGGCTTCGACTGGGGCCCCGGTGACGGTGGAGCTCTTCGTCAACGGCACCTGGGTCGACATCACCGCCTACGTGATGGTTCGCGACGACCAGGGCCGGATTACCCTCACCCGGGGCATCCGCGACGAGGGCAACCAGACCGAGCAGGCCACCGGCACGCTGCCGCTGAAAAACCAGGACGGAAGGTTCACCCCCCGCAACGCCATGGGCATCTGGTACGGGCTGATCGGGCGTAACCAGCCGATCCGGGTGAGCGTCCCGGACGGGATGGGCGGCAAGAGCTACCGGCTGTGGGGTGAAATCCCGAAGTGGCCCGCGTCATGGGATCCCACAGGCAACGACGTATGGGTCGACGTGATCGCGAACGGAATCTTGCAGCGCCTCTCGCAGGGCCCGGCACCGGAACACAGCGTGATCTACAACGCCGTCGCGAACCCGCTCCCGTCGTCGGTGGTCGCGTACTGGCCGTGCGAGGACCCCTCAGATGCGACGACGATCGCGTCCGCCCTCGTCAGTGGCTCCCGGATGACGATCTCCGGAACCCCGACCCTGGCGAGCTACTCCGGGTTCGGCGCGTCGGATCCGCTGCCCGACCTCACCGCAAGCTATCTGTCCGGTGGGGTGGTGGCCTACGACGAACCCACCGCCACCCAGGTCAGGTTCCTCTGTTTCATACCGGCGATCGGACTGTCGGACGGCAAGGTAATCTGTGCGATCGACCAGGTCGACTACAGTCCGGGCTCGGCGCAGTTCTGGGAGCTGTACTACTCCGCGACGTCCACGAGCCTCACCCTCCGCATGAACGCGGCCGACGGCAGCTTTCTGGGGATCGAGCTGCCGCACACTCTCGATGTCCGCGGCCGGCAGATGTACGTGTCGGTCGAGATGCAGGAGTCGGGGACGGCGATCACCCGCGCGGTACGGATCACGGACATCAACACCGGGCTCACCTACGCCGTCAACGACACCGCGAACGTGACCCAGCTGTCGCGGGTGACGAAGGTGCAGTTCGGGCCGGCCAGCCGGTCCGCGGTCGGCCCGAACGGCACCCAGTACCTGCCCGGAGTGGCCATCGGGCACGTCACCGTGGAGAACGCGATCAGCGCGGTGGGCGCGCTCGGGGTACGCCTCAACCCGATCGGCGAGCCTGCGGGGCGCCGCATCCAACGCCTGTGCGGCGAAAGCGGCATCGCCGTCGACTGGATTGGCGACCTCGATGACACCGTCGACATGGGCGCGCAGGGCAAGACGAACCCGCTGTCGCTGATGCAGGAAGCGGTCCTCGCCGACGGCGGCCTGCTGTACGAAAACCTTGCGGTCCTCGGCCTCGGCTACCGCACGAGGACGTCGCTGTACAACCAGGATCCGGCGCTCGTCCTGGACTACACCGCGTTCAACTTGTCGCAGGTCCCCACCCCGGTCGAGGACGACCGCTACCTTGCCAACCGCGTCACCGTCTCCGTGAACGGGGTCACCGCGACCTACGAGGCGACGTCCGGGGCGCTGTCGACGGCGCCTCCGCCGACCGGTGTCGGTGTCTACGGGCCGAACGCGTCCTCCCCGCTGGCCTTGAATCTCGCCTCGTCGGACACGCCGACGCTGCTGGACCAGGCGGCGTGGCGGGTGCAGTTGGGCACGGTGGATGAGGCCAGGTATCCGCAGATCAGCGTGAACCTGGCGCACCAGTCGTTCACGTCGAACCCGGCGCTGAAGCGGGCCGTCCTCGCCCTCCGCATGGGCGACCGCATGCAGGTCCTCAACCCGCCTGCGTGGCTCGGTACCAACACGATCGACCAACTCATCCTCGGCGTCGAAGAGCAGCTCAGCCACTTTGAGCATCGCCTGACGTTCACGTGCTCACCGGCCAGCCCCTACCTGGTCGGATACCTCGACACCACGACAGCCCGGATCGACACAGACGGCAGCGTCCTCGCCGCGGACCTCACCTCGACCACGACCAGCGTCACCGTGGCCACCACCTCGGGCCCGGGCTGGGTCCAGTCCGGGCAGCTCAACACCAACCGCAGTTTCGAGACCGACCTCGCCAACTGGTCCGCGTCCGGTGCCACGCTCGCCCGCGTGGCCACGCCTGGACTGCCGCCGTTCGCCGGCCAGTGGTCGATGCAGATCGTCCCGGATGGTGTCGCGCAGTTCCCGAACGCGGGCTCAGAGCAGATCGCGGTGACTGTGGGCCAGCAGTACGTGCTGTCCGGGTGGCTGCTGTGCGCGGTGTCCCGCAATGTCGATTTGAACGTGAACTGGTTCGACGGGACTCACGCGTACCTGTCGACCACGGCCAACGACCAGCAGGTCACCGCGGGCGTGTGGACGTTCTTCCAGCAGACGGTCACGCCTCCCGGGGGCGCCGTATACGCGAACCTGTCGCCGACCGTACCGAGCTTCCCGCCGTCCTCGAACATTCTCTACGCCGACGAGATTGTCTTCCGTCTCGCCACCGACACCACCAACGACGACTTCCCCGTCGACATCCGCGTGGGCGGCGAGGTGATGCGCGCGGGCGCCATCACACCCGCAGTGCTGGACACGTTCACTCGCACCGTGGCGAACGGCTGGGGAACCTCCGACACCGGGCATGCGTGGACATCGGTGGGCACGGCCGCCGAGTTCTCCGTCTCCGGCACCCAGGGCGCGCACTCGGTCGCCTCGGTGAACGTGTCCCGCTACAGCGT